AAGTTAGCATCCAAAAGACTACTCATATGCGTGAGCAATTTGAGGTAGTGAACTTGTCCGGTTAGGGCAAGGAACTTAAGGAGAGTATTAAGGTTTCCAGTAAACCTTAATGCTTGCACATCGGCCACCATCCCTATCCAAGAAGTTTTCTCGGTAGCGGATGATGACTCAAAAAAGGGAAGGAGCGGTAAACCCGCTCGCCCAATTTTATATGGGGTCTCGGTCAATGCCAAGATAGATTTATCGAACATAGTGACCGGAACTAATTGAATTACTTCCGTCGCTACGCGATCAATCGACCCTTGCAATACAGTTAACCCATCAGTAATTGTACTCAACTTTAGTTGACCGGGTATCAGAATCACCCGATACACGGCAAATAAAGTCAAGTACCATCTGATGATACTGGGACTGTGATTGATTAACATCAATCGCCGATCCCGGAGGGGGATCCATTTCGGAATCCCTCCAGACACTGTACGACCAAAGCGCATCGCAGGCTCTAGTTCGAATAAACTTCCAACTGGAGTACCCGCAATGGATTTCTGTAAAGCGAGTTGCGAAACTTTCAAATATTTCACAACGAAAACAGCCCCTTGGTGACGTCGAAGATTATCGATGTGACTAAGAAAACTGTAAAGTTGTCTAATCCTTGAGAGGTATTTCCCTTTATCAACGAACACGGCATTGAACATTCGAAAGCCGATTTCGTTAAAAAGGTTAGACAGAGTGGGTTTGGGAAATTTCCCTCTCCCCCTTGTCAGAGATACTAAAGCACCTCGTTTTGTGATAACTTCGAAAAAGTTACCAAGTTTCCCCGTTACTGAGATTTTCAGAGCTCGTAGAGTTTTTGATAGTCTCGTTACCGGAGATTTTTTTACTTGTTTTACAAGGCGCATAGGGCGCTGATTAGTAGTTCTAGCGGTAGCAGATGTCGAATAACTTCGACGACCGTTTCCGTTCGATGGTACAGATCCTGAAGGACCAGCACCGTTCTGGTTACCAGCATCTATCCAACGATAGAATCTTCGCATAAGCGCTCTGATGACCCAAACTTTTCTATATATGAAAAGGA